TTTGGTATGAAGGGCGCAGACAATAAACCACCTAGAAAGGGCGAGAGCGAGGCTGACAAAGCCAAAAGGCGAAGTTTTAAGGCAAGATTCGCAAAAGACATAGCGCGAGGGCGCAAAGATAAAACAGCATCAGCAGCATATTGGGCTGATCAAGTTAAATGGTGATTAAATGGCATTTTCTACAGATTCAGATTTATTAGATATTGTTCCCGATATTCTAAGTTTTGGCATTGATAGTTTTAGTGACGAACACACTAGGGCGCAAGCGGACATAGAACGCCATATAAGGGCTGTCTGGTGGGATAAGAGAGGTTTTGAGGGTGAACTCAAGGCTCAGTATCTAACCGACTCTCAATGGACTAGATCGGCTGTTTATTTGGTTTTGTGGAAATACGCATTACCACAACTAACCAATTGGGTTGATAACGATAGATTCTTAGGAATGATCGATTTTTATAAATCACGTTATGGCGAGGAGATAGAGGCTGTATTTCGTGATGGTGTTGAATATGACGATGACCAAAACAATCAGATTGATGACGATGAGAAAATACCCATTAATGATGGTCGATTGGTCAGATAATGCAGTTTACGGTTAATGTAAAACCATCTTTAAATCAAATAGTAAAAAGACGAAAAAAAAGATTACTTGGTAGTGTAAAAAAAGCGTTATCAATTACCGCAGAGAAAGGCGTTCAAATCATTCTTGATCGCACTGAAAAAGGTATTGGATTTAAGGGTAAATTTAAACCTTATAACAAACAGTATTTGTTTGAAAAATCTAAAAAAGATAAAAGTGGCATTGTTAATTTGATGATGACAGGGCAGATGCTTGGTGCTATGACAACCAAAGCCAATCGCAGACAAGCAGAAATATTTTTCATCGGCAGCAATCAAAACAGAAAAGCAACTTTTAACAATAGAACACGACCATTCATGGGATTTGATAAACGTGAAGAGAAGCGTTTAGCAAAAGTATTTGAGAGATATTTAACATGAGCAGCAGAGAAAAGATTGCAAAAAATATTGTTGATACGCTCAAAACGGCAGTACAGCCAGTACGCCTAGCATTTGTAACGAGACAAACATTTGATTTTGATAAGTTATCAAATAGGCAGTTTCCAGCGGTGCTGGTTAGGACAGCAGACGAGAATCGAGAAGATTCAACGCTAGGCGGTACGCTAGGTAAAAGAATATCAGCAATAACATACGATTTAGTATGTTTTGTTAAAAGTAAAGAAATTGATACAGCTAGAAACGAAATTATCGAAACGATAGAAGAAATTCTGGATGTAGATAGAACTCGCGGTGGAAATGCAAAGGACACGCAAATTACATCGATTGAGGTTGACGAAGGGCAAATTTCTCCAATAGGGGGAGTGGCAATATCAGTCGCAGTAACTTACGAGTACACTCGCGGCATAACTTAACAAATGAGGTAGTAAAAATGGCAACAGTAACAGGGCAATCAGGCGTTGTTAAGATCAATCTTACAGGGCAAGCAGTAGCACTCGTTGGTGAAGTACGATCATTCACTATGAACTTAAATAATTCTCTTTTAGAAGTTACTAAAATGGGCGATACAGGTAGGAAATACACTTCATCTCTTGATGAAAGTGATGTTTCTATTGACGTTTATTGGGATCAGGCAGATGCACAGCAGTTAGCTCTCGATCCAGGTGCAACAATTGATTTTGAGCTAAGTCCAAGCGGAACAGCATCAAGTTCAAAAAAATATACTGGAACAGCGTTTAATGTATCAAGCAAATCAATTACTGCATCGTTTGATGGCATGGTTGAGGCTAGTTTTGGTTTCCAAGGTGGTACAGTGGCCGAAGGCACTCATTAATGGGATTAGCTC